CGACCAACATACTTCGAGGCGTTTTTGACTGTGTAGACGCCTTGAGCAAACTTCTTCATGCCACTACATTGCGTGCCGCATAGAAGTTGGGTGTGATGACTTCGTTAACACCCAGCAGCGTGCTGGGACTACGGGTACCATTCAGATAGTAAGCCATGGTCACTGTGAGCTCGAGTTGATCTTGATCGCGCATGCTGTCTAATAAACTTATGACATTGAGATTGTTGTTGTATGCGATGCGAAACAAGGTTGTAGTGATGTTTCTAGCGGCATCATCGGTAGAAAACTTGCTGCGGAAAAAACTATAGACCACATCATATTCATTGGCTGGGACTGCTTGGTCATACTGATAAAAAGCGTCAAAGACTCTGACAGTGAGATCTATAGTTTCGTTGGGTGCATTAACTGTGGGCATGGATCACTAATCCTTGGGCGGTGTTGGGAAGAACGCACCAGTGATGCGATTCTGCAATTTTTTGCGTTGATTCTGATCTCGAATTGTGCCTTTGGCTAACTGGATAGCTTCGTCGCGGGCCACTTCTTTTAGATTGACGTTGCGCAACGTCTGCCTTGCTGCACCGGCTTTCTGTATGGCGCCTAATACATTTCCTTCCTCTAGATCGCGCGCGATGCCGATGCCGGTGTCCAAAAGACCGCCTTGACCCAGCACTGTGGCAGTGCTGCCAGCAGTGAGTGGGCTCTTCTTGACGTCATAATGGGCTGGATCAGCAAAACCAAATATATTGGTGTCGGGTCGCGCACTGCCAATGGCCCCAGAATCATACTTGACTGCTTCATACCGTATCTGCATAGTGGAACTCATGAGTCCGGTGCCTTGGCTGTAATCGTGAATGTCACCACGATAACTGGAAATAATAGGATTGATTAAAATATAGGTGGCGGTTTTGTGCTGACTCATACTGGTGATTCTTATATCGCGAAAGAAGTTAGGTTTGCCGCTGGTACTGATCGAACTTATGCCATCCGTGTAACCTTCACCTATAAAACCCCAATCATTGCCGTTGCGATTGGGGCTGTAGATATCGCGAGTGTTGTATTTGTTGCCACCGGTAGCACCCGAAGGATTACCCAAGGTACCATCTGAAATAGCCAGATTATCGTAGCGCTGGCTGGGATCTTTGTAGTAATAACTGTAATAGTTGTACCAGAGATTGCGGATAAGATCATTAGTATCATCATGGAAGGTGATATCTATAGGCTGGTATTGGATCTTGGTTTGAACGTAACGTCGTCGGTTGTATTGATTGAGCTCTTGCACATTCATGTCAAACGATGGCATGCTCACGGTTTTGACCAAGAGGCTGTAGGCCTTTTGATCATCCAAGGGTATTACATCATTGAGCTTGGGTATGGCATGATTGAGATTGAAACTGACATGAAATAGGAATTTGGGCCGAGGACTCAGCCCATATCCATTGGTGCGGAAAGTCTTGCTGGCATGGCGATAGTCGCGGAGACCATCGCTGCCAAAAAACCCGCGGAGGAAATCTTCTCCGAAGGCCATGTTAATTAACCTGTGATGACGTCGCCAACAACTCGGCCAATGGGCTGACCAACTCCTTGGATAGAACCATCACGATATTGGATAGCGTTGTCAAATGCTATGGTAAGAGCTACGGTCATGGCTGCGTTCTCACCATAGTTCATATCGCCCCAGTTCACGCTCTTTACATAACAGCCATAGATCTCCCAGTTTTCCAGGATCACCGGCTCGGCTGTACCGTTCCCGCCGTCGAGTACGTCAAATCGTGTCTGGAACTTGTAATCAATACCAGCCGAAGCTGATGCTTGCTCAAGGAAGTCCAATTGTTTCTGAAGTTGTTCACCTACCAACTTGCTGACATTGCCACCGGCATCATCGCGCAAGACAATTTCCATGTCTTGCCAGGCATGACGTCCAGCCAGCTTCAGCGTACTGTTGTAGATAGGCACATCGATCTGTTCGAACTGCACCTGTGGTCTTGCAGCACTCACTACTTGCTTGGTGAGTTCGGTACGTGGTGTTCCGCTGGCTACTCCAAAACCCTCAAATATCACCCTGAAGCGATATTTGAGCTTTGGCATCAACAAGCCCTGAGTAGAGGCAGATTGATCGCTTGCCAGCGGCACCGTCATTTTGGTTAGTGAAGCGATTGCCATTGTGTTCTCCTATGCGTTTATTTACCTGGCCGTTGATCCAGTTTTTCAGTCCCGATCATCACACTGCCTGCGAGCTGGCTACATTGCCAGCTGAGATTTCGCCGGTGTTCTTGATGCGCAGCGGAATGTATATGAACTCCACGGCCTTCACAGGTTCGATCGCGATATCAACCCACAGTTCATTGCGATCTATACGCGCCGGTGTGTTGTTTTGATTATCACATTGTACCAAGAAATCATAGATACCACGCTTGGCCACAAGATCGATACAGAGATTCTCAATTTGCAGTTTGATGTCGTTTCGAGTGATCTGATCATTGGGTTCAAACAGATACTGTTTGGCAATCACTTCCAATCGAGCACGCATGAAGGCAATGAGTCGAGCCACATTGATCCGATCCAAAGCCGATGTGGTACTGGTAGTGGTCTTGTTACCGAAGTTGGTGATACCAACCCCAGGTATAAATGTGATAGGATTGATACTGCGCTGATACAGCACATCACGCAGCCCTTGATTTACACCAATCTGTTCAAACTCGCCGGTCGCGGCATTGATATAACCGATAGCAAACGCATTATCGATTACACCACGCCGTGTTCCAGCTGGGGCGAACCATGGAAACGCCACGTTGTCGTTCTGTATGATTGTGCGAATCATCATATGGCTGGGAGGCTGAACCACTGTGCTTCCTGTGAGATCGGTAGTTTGGCAACTGGGGTAGAACGCAGCGGCGTAACGATCTCCGGAAATCAGTCCATCTCCGGTACTGGTGCCTTCACCGTTGTTGTTAGTGGCCCATTCTACTATATCAGAACCATTGGGTGCAAGACGAAGAGGTGTGTCTCCAACCACGAAACCGGTATTGTTTCGTTCGTTGTTGAGCGCGATGAGATTTGGCACCACTTCCGGATATTGAGGACATGACAGCAACGTGAATTGATTTTGTTCTTCACGTGCCGCGGTGCTGCTATCAACTCCGGCCTTTAACGCCTGCACAACAAGTGCGCGCTGGGCCTGGCGGCCCATGTACGGGCTACCGTCACTCCGCAGGCCCGAAGCCGATAACCAGGTGTTGGTCACCGTGGGCAGAGTCTGGTCAGGATAGTCAGCGGCATTGAAATAGTTTACCTGGAAGCTCTTGACATTGAACCCTGAACGACGCGTGTTGTAGAGCAAGATGCCAGTAGGATAGAGGTCCGGATCAGGAGCATCAAGATCTAGATAGTCCGAAACCAGCAGGCTTTCGATAGTTGGATATGCGCCGCTCACGGGATCAGTATCTCCATTGGGAGCCCAGCGAGCGTCTGCAAAAAGAACACCGTTCTCTGTGGTCTGATCAGCATTGTCGATCAGCACCCATTGATCTACACCATCCACATTTTCCCAACGATAAAACCTGGGATAATTTTCTAGATCAGATGTGTCCACCCAAAGATCACCATACACCAAAGGACTAAGGGATTCATCAGTTTGTGTAGTAGGAGCAGTCGGCGAAATGATAGGTCCAGTAGCATTGGTCAAGGTCAAATCATAGCCTCGCACATCATTGCTGATGGTCTGATAACCGGCCCATCCATTATCGCCCTTGATCATGATGTCCACTGCGGTGCTGTCGCTGTAATACCACAAGCGTCCATCAGCAGGATCTTGATCGGGAGCAGTAGCGCTGGCAGTATAGCTCAGTGCTTCCCAATTGCTGAGTATTGTACCTCCGGCTGGGTTGGCACGACCTGCGGTGTCAAGTCCAGCAGTTACCAAAGGAATACCTACAAGATCTTCTACCACGATCACACCGCCTTGACTGTGTGTCATCACGATCTGACCAGCAGCATTCACACTGGCACTTACGAAAGGCACGGCTGCAGCACTGACCGCAGTAATGAAATCAGCCACAGTGGTGCCGCCCAAAGTAACTGTGACCGGAGTGCTGAGAGCGGTAGAACCTTGAGCACTAGCCGAAAGTGTAAACGAAGTGTTGATCACAAAAGTGGGGTCTACTGCGGAACCTGTGGCCACAGTTGCACCAGTGGTGCTGCGTTCAAACAACGCGATAGTGGCCGTGGTGTCATCGTTGACATCATACTGTGCATATGTGCTACCAGCAAGAATATTTCTGCCTCCGCCTGCGGGATCAAGAGCCTGGTTAGCACTTTGATCGTTGGCATAAAGCGGGCAACTCTGCGTAACAAACACACCCAAAGTGGTGTCGAATCGACGCACTAATAGCAATGCACCTTGGTTGGTCTGAGTGGTCTTGACCCAGATCGAACCATTTGGTCTTGGGAAAGAGTCGGTGGATCTCCAACGTGGTACTTGGAAATTGGCACTTTGTTGTAGAGCTGGTGTGTAGTAGCTGCGTTCGGTAATACCGAGCTGGCTTAGCACTGCGCCTACAACATTTTCAATAGTAATGACTCCACCATCAGCTGTGGATCCATCAGATGTAGCGTTGCTGTCTCCGTAGAGCGTGAATCTACCACCAACATTGGCAGCTGTGACTCCCGTGATGCTGGCTGCATTGACCTGAGATACCAGATTGTCAACAGTGTTGCTGGGTGCTGTAGGAACTGTGAAGGCTGTACCGTTGATGCTGATAGTGTCGCCGGCAGTTAATGTCGCCGGCGCCAGGCTTCCTTGTATAGTAGGCCAACTCAGCTTCCAAGCATCACTACCCACTAGCACCCATTCGTTGACGCTGTTTTTGTAGTACATGGGATTGTTGACATTGACCGCATTAATGGCATAGTCACCGATGCTGCCTACGCTCTGTAAAGGAACAGTACTGGGCGACGATTCGATCTGATCAGCGCTGGTAATCACCAAGGGTACCTTGCGAGTGAATGCCGCGGTGGTTTGATTCCATTCGAACACACCCCAACTGGTGTTGGCAGTATCTAACCAATAAGTGCCATTATCAGGCTCGCCAGTAGGTCGTGTAAGACTAGCAGTGAGTTCGGCTAAGTCGATGTCCACGCGCTGCACATAGCACTGATTTGTCAACCCCAGTGCAGAATAGGCTGCCAACAGCCCATATTCATTGAGCTCATATCCGTTGATTGGCGTGCCAGTAGTGGTCTTATAGAAGAAGGGATTACCAAACGTAGCGGACAGATCACGCTGGCTGGTAATTAAATAAATCTTGTTGGCATTGGCCGCGATGGTGCCCACCGCTACACCGTCACCAGAACCTGATATTTTGTTCTGGGCAGTAGCGATCAACACATAAGGGACCGTGTTGGTTGCGGAAGGTAGATAATTACTTTCGTCGATAACGGTAATTTCTACGCCGGGTGATGTGAGTGCCATAAGAGCTTCCTTTGCAAATGTTACTGATATTTAGCGATCCGTTGCAAAACCAGCACCTGTAGATGCCCTTTGCAAAGGTTTATGGTTAAATAGTGCATGCAAAGACCCTTGTGCCAGGCCTGTAAACAACGACATTGTGCCGTGAACTATCATCGTGAAGGATCTGTGCATTACCGCACTAGATGCGAGCACTGTATACGACGCGGACGACGCCAGCAGCCGCCTAGACCGCGATGGCAAAGCCGAGGCTTCCAAAAAAAGATGATCTGTGATGTGTGCAGCTTCCGGGCTCGCTACGGCAGCCAGATCCTAGTGTATCATATCGATGGCAATCTCAACAACTGCGAACTGCGCAATCTCCGATGTGTGTGCCGTAATTGCGTTGAGGTCGTAGCCCGAGGCGATTTTACATGGCAACGAGGGGATCTTGAACCAGATTTTTGAGCTGCTGATAGAGATCGTCAATGGTACCGTTGTTGTCTAGCACACCATCAAAATCCTGCCCGATCCAGGCCCACTCTGAAGCATGTACCTCGGGATATCGCTGCGCCATGAGCTCGTCGGCATCTTCTAGTAACCACTGATCAAACTCGTCTGTGGTGTTCTCCTTCAAGGCGCAGTCATACCATTCCGGCAGACCATTGCGCTGGATCCAGAAAATCTTGCCACCGGCCCTGTGTATGGCCTGCACTTCGTTAGGGAAACGCACGTCGGAAATCACGATGTCATCCTGGCTTTGCCTGAGTTTGTTTTCTAGGCTGGCAATCCAAATGTCGTCGTGGAATCCTTGGCGGCATACCTCGGTGCCCCAGAGCTGTAGCATCAATCTCGGTGTGATTTCTCGTCCTAGGCGATCCGTCCACCACTCATCGCGCTGCTCGCGCCACTCGCGACTCTGGCGGCTGCGTCCTTCCAGCAAATCGCGATCCCAGCCAAACACTGCGGCTACAGCATCTTTGAGCGTATTAGCGAAAGAATCACGGCGGAAGCCATGAAAGTTTACCAGATAGTCAGCAGCGGTGTCCTTGCCCGAACCAATGAATCCAACAAATCCCACTATCATGCGATCTCCTTGATCTTGAGAATTTCAAAAGTGTCCCACAACAGCCCAATCTGCCTGCGACAATCTTCCAAGGCATGGTGACTGGCGGCAGGTTTTTCCAAGCCCGGACACAGAGAAAACACAGTGCGGCTATCTCGCACCTGATAATAGCGCCAGGGCAGAGCTATGTTCAAGCTCTTGTAGGCATGTTCCAGGATATTCATGTCATATGTGGGACCTTGAGCCCATGCATGTCGAGCATGCCATACCACTCGAGTCAAGCCGCGCAGAGCTTGTTCCAAGGGCACACGATCTTGCTCACCAAAGGCTTCTTCACGCACGATGCTGGGCTGCGTGGCCCACCAATCAATGGTTTCTTGCTGAATGCTGCGACCTTCTTGGCTTTCCAAGGTCACTCGAGCATAGAAATGATCACCAAACACATCACGTCGCAAGGGATCAAACTGCTGAGCAGCAATGGTTAGTATGGTGGTATCAGGGCCAGTGCCCAGCCCCTCGATGTCGATCATGCAATCCATGCCATAGTCTAGCATGGATTTTGATAGAAGTCTAGCGGGAGTTAACCGATCACCCAGTAAAGCGGCTGGCTTGCATCTACGTAGAGCTTGAGCTCTTCTATACAACGATCCATACCTGCTTGAGCTTCGGTTTTTAAGGCCTGGCCATTGAGCTGGCTACCACCCTGTGGTCCTGCGTACTGCCCGAACTTCTCACGGGCTTCACCGATCATCATCTTGCAGGCGGCTAGCATGTAATCTCGGATCCACTGCGAAATTTGGAAATCGCTGAGAAGATTGATTTCAGGACGCAGATTATAGGTCCACAACAACACTTCTTCGCCGGTACCCTTGGGGTCACGTATCAATTGCAACTTTTTAGTGACAGGGTTGAATGTGTAGTTGAGGTAGCCGCCAAACATCCTTGCAGCCAGTTCTACATATTGGGTATAGAAGTCATATGTGGCAAGTCCACCAGCCTGATTGAAGTTCAAGAGATACACCTGCATCTGGGCCTGACTGAAGGGATCAAAATTGCTTGCAAACGGTCCGGTTGCCAATCCAAACTGGCGCCGGAAGATCTGGCGCACTGACACCACTTCTTGCGGCAGCGTATAGATGTTGACATCTTCAATCAACTGCATGAAACTATAGCTCTCTTCATAGGCGTTGTTAGCTCGCTGCCTATACACTCCCAGGGTGCGCTGATAAGCGGTTTCGTAGTGCTCAGGATCCAGTTCAATGTCGATCATCTGGTCGCCCAGATTGAATCGTACATAATCTATGAGATTCTGTTTGAGAGTATTGAGTGTGGTCACATCCGACATACTGGCTCCTAGAGCCTGTATTTACCGTATGCGCAACAGTATAAGGTTCTCGTTGCTGCGCCCGTTGTACCGGATTTCAGTGGCGCGGATCTCTTTGAAGAACTTGCGAGCAGCTGGGACGCCACCGGTCATGAGAGCTTTGATCTGTTCTGCGGGTTTGCGCAGAGTTTTTTGCACAGAATTTGTGGTGTCAAATCCCAAGAGTGAGGTGCCTTTCACGGTCATGGTACCTACGTGTGCATCGGCCACCACGTAGATCAATTTGCGCTTTTTGGTATCATAGAGCCAGGCTTCGCTTGCGCCCACCAGTTTGGTCACCGATTCGCTACGCAGCTTGAGCTCGTCAAATTCACGCAGATAGCGGAAACGTTGCGTTAGTTTTTCGGCGCTGACCGGTTTCTTCTTGCGTGGTGAACGTTCGGTCTTTTTGATCTGCACATATGATGCGCAATCGGCCAAGACCTGTTCGCAAAACTTGATGAGATTTTTGATCTGCAGTTTGCTGAAATTGCTGTAGCCCTCGACCAGCTGTGCATCTTTGCCCTTTTGTACAGTGTCTAGTTCGGCCAACCGGCGCTGCCAGTGCTCAGTGACCACGGATATCATCTGGGGACTGATGTTCATGCCACGCATCACGGCCATGGGTTTGTAGTCTGCGTTCATCTTGGCTCCGGCTGCGATCATGTCATCATACATGCCATCGATTTCACCGGCGATTTCGTAGGCCTTGTCGCGCAGGCGATCCTGTATGGTGATCCGGGGCGCTGCATCTTCTGTCACGGCATCAATCTGCTTTACTGCTTTCACCGCTGCGAGGTGATTGGCGATGGAATCTTCCACAAAACTCTGCTCGCGCTCGATCCATTCCAGCCCGCGCAGATTCATTCGGCACAGCCAACCCAGTTGATTTGGCAACGTGACTTCGGGTACTCTGGCAAAGCTGCGAGCTTCTGAGGTGCGCTCATGACGTGTGAGCCAATCGATTACGATGTCTTTAACATCTTTCTTGCCGTAGTGATAGTTGTACCAGGTAAAAGCTCTCATCAAGGCGCTGGCACGCTGTTCAGGCTGCGGTTGCGCGGACCAGTCTGGTTCGAGACCGGTGTATTTGATCTCGGGTGTGCGCGGATTCATGGGCTTGATGGCTTTTGCGGCAGCAGGTTTCATGTACTCTCCTTGAGTTATGGTTAATTATACCATATCCTGCATTCTAGGTCAACTGGGTACGGTAAATAATGCAAGAGACTGAACTATGCCCAGATTAAGCCTATATCGTCCAAATCGGACCCGTGACTATCAATATATCGATCGCGCCATTTCGGAAATGTACACAGTGAGTGGCATTGATATCTTCGTACACAAGTATCTGGGCCCCAAAACCTATGGTGATCTCAGCACTGATTCCAGCACCCTGAGTCCCAACAACGATGCCACTCTGCCGCTCTATGATGAGAGCAATCCCTTGTTCATTGAAGATCTTTTGTTGCTAGAGAATCGCGATAGGGCCTACGACCCCGATGTCTATGTCATGCGCGGAGTGTACAAACATCAAGACATTGATTTTGATCTTACTCAGTTTGGTTTGTTTCTCAACAACGACACCCTGTTCATTACGTTTCACTACAATGACATGATTGACACACTAGGCCGTAAACTCATGGTAGGTGACGTGATCGAGGTTCCAAACCTAAAAGATTATCACCCTTTGAATCAGGCCATACCCGAGGCTCTGCCACGATACTATGTGATACAAGATGGCAACTATGCTTCTGAGGGTTTCAGCCAGACCTGGTATCCGCACCTGTGGCGCATCAAGGCCACGCCCATGGTCAATGCACAAGAGTATCAGCAGATACTGAACAAGCCTTTTGTCAAACACACAGATTGGGATCCAGGCAACTTTTATCCACTTGGCAGCATAGTTAATCAAGAAGGCAGTTATTTCATTGCCACAAAAAATGTGCCAGGAGGCATTGATTACACTAACACCGAATACTGGCGACCATACACGCCGCTGACCGCAGCAGAACTCACTACCACGAGACCCAAAGATCTCGAGATCAACGATGCGATCCTGGTGCAGGCCGAAGCAGAGGTACCACGCAGCGGCTACGACACAGTGAAGTTTTACATACTGCCTACCAATCCTGATGGATCTCCGGCCGATCCTGCACAGTACACTGCTGACTACACCAGCAGCCAAGCCAGTGTCACTCTCAGTGTGGGTGAAGACAATCTCACACCCAGAGCCGATGGTTACACCGAAGGATATCTCACCGGTGATGGTATAGCACCCAATGGCCTGCCTGTGATTCCTGGCGTGAGCTTTCCACCCAATGCGGTGCTGGGGCAATACTGCCTGCGTTTAGACTACTATCCACATCGACTGTTTCGTTACGATGGTCGACGCTGGACCAAGATTGAAGAAGTGGTGCGTACCAATCTCACTCCGGGTCCGGAAAATCAAACCCTGCGCTCGAGTTTTGTCAACAACACATCAGAAGTCAACACCAATGATCGCGGTGCCATACCCAGCCGCCAGAGTCTCAGCCAGGCTCTCAAACCCAAGGCCGACAACGGAGGTTAAAGTTGCAGCAATTTTTTTACGACAGCCAGATACGCAGATTCCTCTTGCAGTTCACACGCATGCTCAGCAACTTCCAAGTTGAGTATGGCAGAGACGAAGCCGGAAACTTAGACGAAGATACTCTAGTGCGTGTGCCTATACGCTATGGCGATGCCTCACGCCAGGCGCAAACCATCATACAGCAGAACTCGGCCAACTTCATGCCTAGCACGCCGCTCATGACTTTTTACATTTCCAGCCTAGATTATGATCGAGAGCGCATGCAGGAACCTTACTTTGTGAACAAGATCAACGTGCGTCAGCGTTACTACGACACTGGCAGCGAGTCTTACGAAACCTCGCAGGGCAATGCGTTCACTATCGAGCGCTTGATGCCAGTTCCTTACAAACTCAGCCTCAATCTTGACATCTGGACTTCAAACACCAACCAAAAATTCCAGCTGATCGAGCAGATCGCTACGTTGTTCAATCCTGCGCTAGAGATACAAAGCACCGACAACTACATCGACTGGACCAGCCTATCTGTGTGCTATCTAGATCAAGTGGTTTGGAGCTCACGATCGATTCCAGTGGGCACTGGCGATCCCATAGACATCGCTACCCTGAAGTTCAGCCTGCCCATCTGGATCAGTTCGCCCGCCAAGATCAAGAAACTGGGCGTGGTGGAGCGCATCATCTCCAGCATCTATGACGCACAGGGCGATGCGTCAAATGCTGTGTTAGACAATGACCTCTTGCTGGGCACACGCCAGAAATTCACGCCCTACAACTACCAAGTGTTGCTGCTAAACGGTCAGCTGCAGATCCTGAGACCGTCTGAGGTGATCAGCCAGCCGGCCACTAGCCTGACACCACCGCAGTCACCTGTAGATGATCAGATCACCTGGCCTTCTGTGATCAATCTCTACGGTGTGCTGCGTCCCGGAATCAGCTACGTGAGTCTAGATAATCCTTGGGATCCGGACAGTGCCATTATAGGCACTGTGGCCCTGAACCCCGCAGATGACCGATTCCTGCTGTTCACAGTGGATCCTGATACCGCACCCGCCAATACCTTGGCACCCATCGATGCTGTTATCAATCCCTTGCTGAGTGGACCAGGAGATGGCTTAGACAGCAGCATGGTGGGACAACGGTATCTATTGACCGAAGCCACTGGCAGCATTGTCAATAGTGAAAGCTCACCGGATTCAAATCCCCTGGCATGGCGCGGCACAGGTGGGCAACCCTTGATCGCAGGCGAGAATGACATCATAGAGTTTGATGGCGCGCGATGGCGAGTGGTATTTGATGCCAGCGAGCTGGCTGACGTGCAATATGTGACCAATATCACTACAGGCATCCAATACAAATGGACCGGTGAAACTTGGGTCAAGAGTTACGATGGACTGTACCCGGGAGGTTCGTGGAACATCATACTTTGAATGCCGTGGGAGTGTGGTTCTTCAGCACTTCTAGCCAGCGGTATCTCTACCTCATGCGCAATGATCCCAAGCATCCTGGATCATGGGGGTTGGCTGGCGGCAAGTGTGATGTTGGAGAAAGTTTGCTAGATACCATACACCGAGAGTGCAAAGAAGAGATGGGGCTGGATTTTGTCAATGCCAAGTTCCTGCCCATCGAAAAATGGACCAGCGCCGACGGCGTGTTCAGCTATCACACTTTTTTCTGTCCTGTGGATCGAGAGTTCGTGCCGGTCTTGAATCACGAACATTGGGGATATGCCTGGATCGAAAGCGGTCAGTGGCCTAGACCCATGCACCCAGGTCTATGGAATACAGTGAACATCAATGAAATACAAGCCAAGATGTCTGTGCTAGAAAACTGCTTAGAGTCGACCAACTACTATATTGATGACACCGCGCACACCGTCAAAATCTTCGAGAGACTTGCCTAGCACTGATCCCACTGGTGGATCGTTGTTGACACAGGCTGTGCCATCTCCGGCACTGACCATTAGATCGCCTTTGCGTACAGTGCCCGTGACTTGAGTGGGTACTTTGCCTACAAGAGCTACCGCTACGGCTCGATCCGAACTTATGCTTGAATTCATGATGTAGGCAGGATTGGTAGAAACCACCCCGGCCACGCGTCGATCACACAACACGGTGCTCTTGGTCACTTCTTGATCACCACTGAAACTTAACACAGTGCCTGGTGCGTATTGTTCATCGGCTTCGTACATTTCAGCTAGGTCAGCATATTGAGCCGATGTAGCTTTAGCGAATACGGTGTTAAAATATTTGCTAGAGCTGCCAATGTTGCCTACCGCGTTGCTACCACCATTAACTATAGCTGTTGCGGCGTCACCAGAATTCACTGTTATTACGCCAGCTGTGGTTAGATTACCACCGGTAACATTGCCCGTGGCTGTAACAAATCCTGCTACGTTAGCGCCGCCGGTAGAAAACACGGTGACGTTAGAAGTTCCCCCGATACCTACAGTAATATTGCCGCCTGAACTTACTACAGTGACATTTGATGTACCGAGATTGATGTTGGCCACTGATGTTATCACGCCAGTCAGCAATGCGCCATTTCCTAGGAAATATCCGCTTGAAATTACGTTGCCTACTACATTAGCAAATCCACTGATGTTGGCATCTCCGGTGATGTTACCGGACAAAGTAAATGCACCCAGGGTTTTATTGGTGAGAGATTGAGTGGCCGTAGTAGTGACCACTGTGGCACCACCTGCTGTGGAACCATCGTGAACACGCAAGGTATCAACATCGGTGTCTACAGTAACTTCACCAATGGCGCCAGTAAAACTGTTGTTTTGCGCTGTGGTTCCGCGTCTTAACTGTACTTGTATGGCCATTTTTGTTTCCTAGTGATCAAAATATCGTTAGTATTTATGGCGCTACATGGTTTAGTAGG